AGAGCATCGGAAAGAATGCTAGGAATAGCATCCCGATTCTTCTTTTCATCATTGCCATCTGCAATGTGAATCGATTCCATCAAAGCAAGATAAATCGCACGATCACGACACCACTTTTCAGTAGTGTCTAGTAACCATTGATGATCTACTGGAGAGTCTGTAAATGAGTTACAAATATCTCTTGTCTCTTTGATTTCACTCTCGTTTAGATCAGTTCGATTCTCAACCTCAATATTTAGTGCTTCTGTTGTAATAGCAGAACCATACTTGACAATGAACTTGGTAATCTCCTCAAAGATTACTTTTTCAGTTCTTTGCTCAAAATATGTTGGTTCAATAAATGGAATAACTTTGCGAGAATAATCTTCGTTGTGTATTAAGTTTCTGAGAATTGTAGTCTCAATTCGTTCCATAAGAGAACTCAATCTTTGCAATTTGGTCAAGTTTCTCCATTACTTCTGGAGTAAAATAAGTTTCAGGTTCTTTTAGAATTGCTTTGGCATAAACTTTTTTAGTTTCACCATCAACAGTCATCTCATATCGACCAGCAACATTTTTCCAAAGTCCACCAATCTCCCCTAACTCAAGTAAGCCATAATACCGATCAAGACCACGACTATCGTAAAATAAACGAATAGTGACATCCTTATTCTCCTTGCTTAGACGTGACTTAGCAGTCTTTGCCTTGATAAGATTTCCAACAATTTCTGTTCCATCTTTCTCTTTCTTCTTGCTGAGATGAATGATGGTACTGGCAGCATACTTAAGACCAGAACCACCACCCATCTCTTTAGTAGGAACATAAGCACCGATGACATCATAAGTGTGATTGGTAACGATCATTGGTATATTAGCCTGCCCCAACTTGAGTGTCAACATTCTGAAAGCACCCTTAATCAGTTGTGATTTTGTCATATCACGAACTTGCTTGTCGTTGAGTGCGTCAGTGATCTCTTTCTCAGTGGATAGCATTCCTAAAGAGTCTAGCACAAATATACATGGTTTGCGTTCATCTGCTGCCTTTTTCATATAAAGATCAACTGCCTTAAGTGCCTTGCTACGAAACTCTTCGACAGTTACAACATTCACAACAACCGTGCGATTCAGATCAACACCACGACTTTCTAAGAGTGACTTATTGACAGCTGCCTCAGTATCAAAATACAAGCAATATCCATCAGGATTAGAGTCCAGAAAATTCTTAACCACTGCGAGGCTAAAAAAAGTTTTTCCAGTACTAGACTCCCCAGCAATGGCAGTAATCTTATTCCCAGATACACCACCAAATAAACTACCTGAAACCAGTGCATTAAAAATGTATGAACCTGTGTCCACGCAAGTTTCTGCTTCGTCGATGTCTGCTGCGAGTTTTGTGAAGTCATCTCCAATCTCTTTTACAATATCTTTTAAAAAGTCCATTATGCTTTTTTCCATCCTTTATGAGAGTTTCTTTTGTTGTTCCAGATGTTTGACATACAACTTTGCTGTAGATTTCTATCATAGCAGAATTGCGTCATATTATCAACCTCAATTATTTTACCTTCTGGGGAAATGAATTTATAAGTTTCACATCCCATTCCCTTTCTTATATTGTTAATTCTTTCTGGACTATGTTTTTTTCCTTTTAGTGTGTTACTTATTTTTTTTCTAACCTCCTCACTTACAACTTTTCCCCTTTGGGATTCACCAATTTTTTTCTTTGTCTCTTCAGACATTTTTCCACTAAATCCACCATTACCACCTTTAGTTTTATTAATTAAACAACCACCCACATCAATACCCTTTCTACCATAAAATTTTATAAGTTTTCTTTCAAGGTTTATTGATTGTTCTTCAGTTATATTCTTTTCAAAGAAAATAATTTTATCCTTATCAAAAGGAACATTAACCAAATGATGATGAGGATGGTTATATCTTCTCCCCTTACCCTTTCCTACATAATAGATTTCATCGTTATCATCCAAATAACCATAAACATAAAACATACTTTACAAAAAGAAACTTTCTAATGTATTTATCTTGGTTACATTCCAACCAATTGCATCAAGAATGGACTTGAGTGGTTCTACAAAACTCTTTTCAAATTGTAGTTCATAGTCAATATACTTGTCAAGACCGAGTTCTGTAGGGAAGTCTTGAATAAATGAAATTACATTCTCTTGAATGATATTTGGTTTCTTCAGATAAAGAAACTTAATCTTTTCTCCATTACCAATAAGTGAATATTTATTAGTCAGTTTTTTCTCCTTAACATAATGATTAAAGAGTAGTGCTCCACGACAATGAATGGGAGTACCTTTAGTATAAATGTCGGAATGAGATTTATACTTTACAACATCAGATACTGATCGAGGAAAAGCAATTTCTTCAGGAGGAAGTTGCTTAAACTTCTTGCGAGACTCATCAATAAAGTTAATAACATCTTCTTCTGTACCACTCATCATCAACTTAAGTCCATCCTTAATCATCTGACGACAAGGTGCTGGAGTGGAGGACTTGACTGCCTCAATTCCCATCATCTTTAGTTTGGGTTCATTGTACTGAACACCTTCACTATTCCATACGTTGAGAATATAACGTTTCTTTGCAGTCCAAATACCACGTTCTGCAATGTTCTCACGTTTCATAATCATCTTCTGTTCATATGCCTGAACGTAGTCCGCAAGTTCCGTATAAGATTGTTCGATGAATGGTTCCAACTTGTCTTGACAGATCTTATCAAGTAACTGAACAATCTTTGTTTTATCGTCAGACTTATTACTAAGAAATTTATCAACAAGAGGTCCCATATTAAGATAGATTGAGTCAGTGTCAGATGCGATGACATAATCGACTTCCTCAGTTTGTAAAATCTTATTTAGAAATCCATTCATCTTGTTCTCAATCCAACGAATGGAAACCTGACCCGAGAGAGTAATTGCTTCAGCATTTGCAAGTTTATAATACCTAAAATACTGATTACCAATGGCACCATAAGCAGAGTTGAGTTGAATCTTTCTTGCCATCTGGATGTTGTTGCACCTTGCAATTTCTTTCTCCAGTGACTTCGTTGGAGTTTTTTCATAATCTTGTTTTGCGGCAAGCATCTTCTTTTTATAGATGGTTCGATCTTTATAGATCTTTTCCATCAACTCAGGCAAAAATCCACGAACATCCTTGCGGTACATTGCACCATTGGCACACACCGCATTGTCCTTATACATTTCAAACGTCAGTTCTTCGTTTAAAATCTTATCTACCGTAGCCGAAGGATGTCGAGTATCTTGTAATGTCTCCGGGGATATGTTGTACTGCATGATAAGGTGAGGGTAAAGAGAATTGAGGTCAAAAGACACAACCCAATCATACTTTCCCGGAATCGGTTCCTTGACATAGGCACCTGCGTACTTGGAATCTTTGTCTGAACGTTCTTTAGGTGGGATCACAATATCTCTTTTTTTGAGATAGTTGTAAATAATCGCATCCCACATACGGACCTGAAAGAACACATCATTATAGTTTACCTTGGCATCATATGCCATAGTAATTGCAAGTTCAATCAGTTTCATCTTGTCTTCCATTCGGTCAACAAGTTCCACGTCAATGATGTTATATTCTACAAACTTTTGCCACCCGTTTGTATAAAAATCCTTAAAAGTGTCAAACTCGGAGTGATCAAGTTTTTTCTGTCCAAGTTCTACACTAGCTATGTAGTCTAGACGATACGATTCTTGTGCTTTATATGTAAACTTCTTATACAATGTTAGATAATCAAGTTGAGTAATGCCACCAACATCGTATGAAATCTGTTTACGACCCATCACAACAGTCTCACGTTCAGTCACCAATCCCCAAGGTGACATACGTTTCATCAACTTCTCCCCAAGAATACGATCAATACGACGAACAAGGTATGGAATATCATACAACTCACTATTCCAACCGGTGACAACCTCAGGAGTGTTTTCTTCGATCATCCACCAATTAATGAAATCTGTCAGAAGTTCATACTCAGTACGAAAACCTTTATAAAGAACATTTGCTTGTTTATTATCAAATGGACCACGACCCCAGGTGCGAATCTGCTTTGTCGCATAATCCTGAATTGTAATCAACAAAACTTCTTCGGCAGCAGATTCTACATCAGGGAAACCATTTTCCGATGCAACCTCAATATCGAGAGTAGAAATCTTAATCTTATTAGTATCAAACTTAATCTCTTCCTCAGGATACATCTCAGAAATATACTGACAGATGTATCGATCATTCCCATAGATTTTAAAGTTTTCTACACCCTCATACTTTTTAATAAAGTCTCTACACTCACGAACAGATCCAGGTTGAACAGATTCAACGTTTTCACCCTCAAGAGTTTTGTACTTTGTTTTCTTATTTGAAGGAACAAAAAGAGTCGGATAAAACTTCTCACGGGTTGCAAAATGTTTTCCATTTTCATAACCACGTACCAAGAAGTGATCTCCGACCATTTGTACGTTTGTATAAAACCGCATCAGTTAATTTTTTCCAAGTATTTTTCAAGTAGTTCCGAATTAGGATCGGCAATAGTAATAATTTTATCAGAACTGATCATAAATTCAACTTGATCAGTATCATTCATCATCCAAGGACAAAGATTGTGCCCTTCCCAGATTTCGTGCGGTTTAATGAGTTTACAATCTGGTTGACCAATATCAGCACCAACCTCAACAATTTCACTAATCAGTCTTTCACTGTTCGTCAGTAGAATCAGTTTGATCGTCTTGTCCATTAATCATCTCCTCATAAAGTTTTTCAATTTCTTTGGCAGGACTT